GTTGGTGACCAGCACCGAGCCGGCCGCCGTGGCGTTGACCACCTTCACCGTCGAGACGCCACGGGTCATCAGGAACCCGTAGTCGCCCGAGGCGAAGGCTGTCCCGTCCGCTGCGCCGATGACGTACTGGGCCGCGGCGGAGGTCGGACGGATGTCGTCGAAGCCGGTCGCCGAGCCGCCGAAGCGGCAGGCGTCAGCGGCGGCAATCGCCGCCCCCGCCTTGACGAAGGTGTACTCGTTGCCGTTGGCGGCGAGCGCCTTGGTGCCGAGTGGAATCCCGAAGTCGTTCGTCTGGCCGCGCCAGGTTGAGGGGATCGGGAAGGTTTCGGTAGGACCCGTGAGATTGGCCATGTCGGATCGCCTCGCTTACGAGATGGTGTGGACGACGGCGAGCAGCCGCGGCTCAACCACGCACATCTGGAGGAAGGAGTGGAACTTGCGGACGTACGACAGGCTGTTGATGGACTCGATGTCCTTGCCCATCTTCATCCAGTGACCCTTGCCCACGGCGAGCTTGATGCCGTCCGGGTTGAGGAGGTAGCAGCGAGCGCCGATGCGCTCGTCGTAGCCGTACGTCGCGCCCTTGTACTTCAGGGCCGCGTTCTTGAAGCCGGCGTCGCCATCCTTCTTGTCCGTGAACCGCTCGTTGGCCACGAGGATCTGCTCGTAGCCGGCGAACGGGGCGAGACCCGAGACCATGACGGTCGGGTGCTTGCCGGAGTAGCCCGTGCTCGCGCCGTTGTAGGCCGTGCGGTAGGACGAGCGGAGGTTGTCGAAGTCGGTCGTCGTCTTCGTGCCGGCCTGCGACGTCGAGCGCCACCAGCTGTACGTGCTCTTGCTGATGCCGCCCGGGCTGCCCGACGTGTTGGTGTCCGGGATCAGCGTCTGGAGACCCGAGACGTTGTTGCCGCTCGTGGCCGCCACCAGCGCCGTGCTGAGGTCTTCCTTGTGCGAGTTGACGGCGTTGGAGACCTTGGCCGCCAGCAGGTCGTACTTGGCCGACTCACCCGAGGCCTTGAACAGCTCGGCCTCGTCCCACCGCACGGTGCCCGCGTGGAACTTCCACTCGTAGGTCGCCGCGTCGATGAAGTCGGTGCTCGAGGTGTCGAGCGTCTCGTTCTGCGTGATGGACCGGAACGTCGGGTTCGCGGCGTACGACAGCGTGAACTCGATGTTGCGTCCGCCGTCGAGGGTGACCAGCCCGCCGTTCTTCTTGGTGAGGTGGTTGAAGAGCCAGAACTCCTCGAAGATCTGCTCGATGGGCTTGGACGTGACGACGTTCTCGAACGCCGTCGCAATCAGCTGCCCGTACTGGGGATTCGCCATGAATGGCTCCTACGTGAGGGGGAAGGGGGAAGGACTAGATCAAGCCCTTGGCCGCCGCTTCGATCGCTTCCCGCATGGTCATCTGTGACGTGTCCAGTGCGGGGGCGCTGCCAGCGGTGCGCGGGGCAGGAGGGCTGGCCGCGCCAGCCTTGGACTGCAACTCGGAGAGGGCCTGCTGGTGTCCCTGCTGCGTCGCCTTCGCTGCCTGTTCGGCGAGCTTGGCGGGCACGACCGCGATGTAGGCGTCGGCGAGGTTCGCGTGCGGGTTCGCCCGCAGGTACGCCGCCAGGTCCGCCTTGTGCTCCTGCAGCCCGGGCCACGTCTGCGCGGCAGCCAACTGCTGCTTTGCCTTGACCGTGGCCTGCTCACTCATCTCCGCCATCGCGGCCCGCTGCTTGATCGGGGCGATGTCCTGGTTGATGCGAGAGAGCATGGACTGGGCTTGCCAGTCCAGCAGCTTCGCCAGCTGTGTGTCCGAGTAGACCGACTGGCCGTTCTCGAGTAACACGTCTGGCGCAGGACGCTCAGGGACGGGCGCTGACGCCTGCTGAGCCTGCTGCTGCTGCAGCGCGAACAGTTCCTGCGGGTTCAGATTCGCGGCCGCCACAAACGTGCGGGCGAACGTCGCCGGGTCCTGTTCGGCACGAGCGAGGATGTCCAGCTTCTGGCGAATCGTGTTGACGTCGCCGTACTGCTGGACCCACTCGTACTCCTTCCGTACGTTGGTGAGCACCGCCTCGTGGCGGTCGTACGGGATAGGGCCTCGGGGCTTCTTCTCCGGGGCCGCGCCCGTGTCGCTGGGCTGCGTGGCGGCAGGAGTGTCCGAGGGCTCGGAGGGAGTGGCTACATCGGGGGCTGGCGTGGAATCACCAGCGTCAGGGGTGCTGTCAAGGTCTGGTGTTGGCGATTCACCAGGAGCGGTCGCTGCCGCCTCCATCGCGCCGCGGAGGTCATCTTCAAGCACTGCGTGGGTCCTCTGTGTGGGTACTGCTAATGCGCCGATGTCGCGGGCGCGTGCGAAGGGGGATCAGATCCAGCGGGAGGTGTGGGGGCTCTTGTCGCTCTCGGGTGTGCCGACGTGGCGTACCCGGTGGACCAAGCCACGCGCGTCCATCTCTCGCTTCAGCTCGGATCTGCTGTAGACCGTCACGGGCTGATGCCCGAGGTTCTCGAGCGTGAGTCCGCCAACGTACTCGTCAGGGATCACGCCGTTCGTCCTGCCGCCAATCGGGTAGTACCGCTCAGTGGCGCCACCACAGGAGGGGCAAGCAGGGTGCTCGTGGGGGCGGACCACCACTTCGGCGGTCCAGTCACACGCGGTGCAACGCTGGTCGTGCAGGGGCATAGAGAAGGTGCGCGGAATTCGTAGGCAGCGCCGCGCCGCTGCTGTCCGACCAGGTGGGGTGTGCGCAGGCGCGCGGTGCCACGTGGGTGGCGGGGTCGGACGGTCCTAGTTCTGGTTGGTCCGACCCTCTTCGGCCACGGTCTTGTTCAACCTCGGCACGGGGGTGACGGCGCCAGGATGCTCAGGCTGCATGGGCGCAGCAGGCGCACCCGCGATCGGCGGCGCGTTGCCGCGCATGTCCATCCGCGTGGTGTCCGCGAGCCCAAGGAGCGGGTTCTCCGCCGCCATCGTCAGCATGTTGGCGGCAATCTCGCGTGCCTGCGCCACCATCTGCGGGTCCAACTTCATGCCCGTCTGCGCCAGGATGTCGTACACCAGCAGCGCGTGTGGGCGGGTCGGATCGAGGGAGTCCGAGTCAAATCGGAAACTGATGTTCGGGCGCTCAGGCTGCGGCTCTGGCGGCTGCGGCGCGATGATCTCCTCCGGCAACATCCCGTGCGTCCGCACGACTTCCATCAGCAGCTTGCGGCGATTGACCAGCGGGTCGTTCGCCAACAGCGAGAAGATGTTCAGCGCCTGCTGGCGGTCAGCCTGTGCGTCGATCCGAAGCGCCGCGTCCGGCCTCGCCTCGAACGCGAACTCGCCACGCAGGTTCTGCTTGTTCCACGCCATCAACTGCTTCGCGCCGTTGTCGCCCACCAACTCGGCGTACTTCGTGTCCGTGGCGAACTTCTGCAGCAGCCCAAACACCACCTCGGCGCCCTCGCGGAAGTACCGAAGTACTTTTGAACGCTCATAGTCCAGCCGCGTCTGCGTCGCGCTCGAGCGCTCGCCCACTTCCTGCGCGGTCTGCTCGCCCGGGCTACTCTGGCCCATCTGCTCCGCGCCAATCGCCCACGACTCGGACAGGTCGCGCTCGATCACCCGGTCGAACTCGAAGTTCTCGCGCGGGTAGGTGGCGCGGCTGATCTCGCCAATGGCGTTGGCGGCCGGTCCCTGGAAGGGAATCCAGTTCTGGACGTTCCCCTCCTGCAGCAGCTCCTCGGTGGTGGGGTCCACCTGATTGACGTCGAACCACCGCACCGGCAGCGAGCGCTGGCGCTGCAGCATCTGCAGCGTGCGCGACTGTTCCAGCTCCAACACCAGCGGGCGGGTGATGGTGACGTCCGAGGGCGGGATGGCGCGGTCGGGCGCGTACGTCAGGGAGAGGACACGGAACGGGTAGCGGCGCACGCCGCGCAGCTGCCCCTGCTTGTCGTACCACTGATACGGCGAGTCCTCGTGGACCACCGGCTTGTCCATGCCAGGGAAGTACACGAGCTTGCGGAAGTGGTCCTTGTGGGCGACCTTCTCGTCGTAGAAGCAGGCGCGATACCACAGCTCGATGCCCTGCACCTTTTCGACGGTCGCCTCTTTGTCCTCGTCCGTGCTGAGGCGCTCGAGGCCGTTCTTCGGGGCCTTGGCGGCTGCCAGGTCCTTGTCACTCAGCTTGTACAGCCGCTTGGCTTCGACCGCGGACATCTCGAAGACCTGGCCCTGCCACGGGTCCTCGTCGTAGTTCGATCCATCTCTATCGGGCGGGTACAGCCACTGCGTCGGCGGGATGCGCTTCCACGAGTAGCACTCGTAGGTCGGCACCTGCACTTCCTGATACGCCGCCGCGCCTGATTCCACCAGGCCCGCGAACACCTCGTCGGGTGTCTGCGCGTGCTCGGGCGGCTTCACCTGCACCGGGCGCATGATCGCCTCGTACGCGATCTTGCTGACGCCGATGCCGGCCGGGCAGATGGCGTCGGTCAGGACCTCGTCCACCATGTACGAGACCTGCATCTCGCGGGAGAGCACCTGGTTCAGCGCTGCCGCGGCAACAGCCGCCAAGGGCTCCGCATCGGGACGCAGCGGCTTGAGCTGCACCTCCGGGACGCGGAAGAACAGCAGCGAGGCCTTCTGCTTGACGCGGCTGTAGTCCTTGTTGACGACTGCGTCGCCGTCGTCGTAGTCCTTCGGGATGTCGCCAAAGGTCTTGGCGACGTTCTTCTGCCAGAGCGGGGCGAGCTTGCGCGTCTCCGTGCGCGACGCTTCGACGCCTTGCTTGAAGGCGGCAAACGTGGCGTCGGCGAGAGGGAGTTGCGGCTTCAATGCCATGTGCGCAAGCTGTATTTGCTCTTGAGATCCCGAACGCCACCATTCGAGGGGCGACGACGGGCGAAGGCGGCGAACTCTTTGTCGATACCCGCAGGGGCGAGCGACAGCGTGGGGGTGAGCGTGGCTTTGATCCGCGAGGGCGCGGGCCGGGACATCAGGGCGTAGCGCGTTTCGTCCGCGCAGTGGTCATCCAAGCCCTTGGCGATGTCGTCCGGGTTGCCCTTGCGGCCCACCAGGGTCGGCACCGTCTTGATCGTGTGCGGGCAGCCGGGGCCGTAGAACTGCAGCAGGGGCTTGCCGTCGTCCGCCAGTGTGGAGAGCCACGCTCGCACCTGTGCCCAACCCAGTTCGCGGCTGTTGTCGGCGGGCAAGCAGGAGACGCCGGCTTTGGCCATCGCCTCGGCGACCGATTCGCCCAAGGCGCCCTCGCGACTGTGCGTCTTGGGGTCAGAGACCGTGTAGCGGACGCGCCCCTTGATGTGGCGCTTGCCGAAGGCCAGGATCTCGCGCGCCACCTGCGCCGCGGGGACGAACTCTTTCCACGTCTGCTCGTAGACTTTGACCACCCGGCCGGTCGGGAGCGCGCAATACCAGCCCGCCACCGTCAGGTTCGCGATGCCCCAGTCCAGCGCACGGAACCATTCCAAGCCCGGGTGGGCGTTGATCGGGATGCCCTGGACGGTGGGCATCTCGCGCACCACGTGCCACGGCTTGTTGTCCTTCTCGGAGCGGAAATCCTGGAAGAACTGGCCTTCGAGGAACTCCCACGAGCCGTGCCGGTAGGCCTGGCGCAGCGCTTCGGAGGGCAGCGAGTCGAGCTTGTCGCCGTAGTCCGCGCTCAGGTACGGGTTGTCGTCGATCGTCGCCGGGATGTAGGCGTAGCGAGACGGGTCGTACTTGGGGGCTTCGTCCTTGGTGGGGTCCTTGGTGATCCAGAGCGTCTTGCACCAGCCCGCCCCGATGCCCACCGGGTTCGTTCCACCCGCCACCGACCACGGCATCTCCGCACGCCGGCCCACGCGGGACTCGATCATCCGGTACATGTGCAGCGGGAACGTGGTCAACTCGTCGAACAGCGCCGCGTCCCACTCCGTACTGAGGTAGCGGCTGACGCCGTCCTCGGTGTCGCACGAGCCGAACTGCAGCAGGCTCCCGTTGGGGAAGGTCACCAGGTAGTCGCTGGCGCGGTAGACGTCCTTGAACGTCGGGCAGCCCTTGCGGCCGAGGCCCAGGAGGCGGGTCAACTCGGGCGCCAACTCCAACAGGTGCGTCTTCTTCAGCTCTGGCAACGTGCGGCGCAGCAGCAGCACCCGGTAGCCCGGGATGAGCAGGCAGCGCATGTAGGCTTCCATGCGCAGGGCGTGGGACTTGCCGCCACCCGCGGCGCCACCAAAGAGCCGGTAGGGCGCGTCGCTGGTGTGGAACACCAACTGCTGCGGGGTGGGCTGGTAGAACCACTCGTTCTCGCCCGAGGCCGGGTCGAGCAGCGAGATGCCCGTCAGTCGGGCCGCCAAGTCGGCGTTGGTCACAGTCTATGCGGGGGTGTCAAGGAACCGAGAAGCGCCCACCGCGCCTCGCAGCGCAATGTGCGGCTGCGCCCGAGAGGGCAGGCGAGGGGGTGGGCTATTCTCAGTATGACAGGTGTGGTGTGTCGTGTCAAGAAAAAAGTGCAGGCAGCACACGCAAAGCCCGTTGTCCCCGGAGCACGGGGCTTGGGACTTCTTGGTTCTCCCGGTCTTGCGCCGTCCTAGCGTGTGTCCGTCCGCCAGTCGGCCTCACGGTGCTGCCTGCAGCCCCTCCCACCAAGGAGACGCGATGCCCTGGGGCTAGGGGGTCCTGTTGACGCAAATCTGTGGGCGTATTTGCGTCGAAACTCAGTGCCGCCAGGGCTCGTGCAGGGCCGCCAAGAGGAGCAGGAGGGTGGCGGAGAGGACGAGGGCGGGGATCATTGGGCCTCACTCCCGACCCAGCTCCCCAAGCCGTCAGGATGGGATGACGGGTGTCCGCCAGGCGGGATTGTCTGGGCTGGACGAGGGCGGGAGTGAGGCATGGGAGGATGATGGCACGACAGGGGAAATGTGTCAAGTCCGCTCAACATCCAGAGCCGACAGCGCCTTGGCCGCGGCCTCACAATAGGCCTCCGACATCTCGACGCCGATCGCCTCTCGGCCCTCGAGCTTGGCGGCCTTGAGCGTGCTGCCGCTCCCCATGAATGGGTCCAAGACGACGCCGGGTGGAGTCCACTTGAGGCCCAGCACCCACTGCATCAGGGCGGTAGGCTTCTGCGTGGGGTGGACCAGTGGCTCCCGCGACGCGCGCATGCAGCCGTGCCACAGGTGGCGAAACACGCGCACGCCCTTGACGAAGTTGGTCCACGCCAATTCGGCTGTGGCCTGGTCTAGCGTATGGGGCCGCTGCTTGTCCCACACCAGCCAGCCAGAAGCGGAGGGGAGCCGGTCGGCGAAGTAGTTGGCGCCGAACAGGACAGAGGGCCTGTCGATCCAGGGGGCTGGGTCGAATGGCGCGCCGTCTCCGGCCACGGGTGGGTAGTCACGGCAGGACGCCAGCTTGGACCGGCCCCTGGCCTTGTATGCCGTGGGGTGGCTGATGCCATAGGGCGGGTCCGTGATCACCAGGTCGTAGGTCAGATACCTGGCAATCTCGCGTGCGTCGCCAAGGTAGATGGTGATGCCGGGCTCGG